GCTGAAAGCGGCGGGATATTCTGACGCTTTTATTACGACCGGAAGCGGCGGCACGGCGGCGGCTTCCGTGAAGGTGGGAAGCAAAGTACGCTTGAAGCAGGGTGCGAAAACCTACGACGGGAAAAGCCTTGCTTCCTTCGTGTATAACCGCGATCACGTCGTAAAGGAAATCAGCGGAGATCGCGCCGTGATTACATACGGCGGCGTGGTTGTCGCGGCGGTGAAGCTGTCCGATCTGACGCTTGTTTAACACACGGATCGCACGCGCGCGTTATCGGATCGCACTCCGTGCGATTTCGTGCAATCTATGGAAGGGGGAAATATGGGGAAGCGTTCAAGGCGCGGAAAGCGTCAAAAGAAGTTTCTTGCGGACGAACGTTTCGCAACAAAAGTTATTGTCGCGATCGGAATTACAACGGCGATCTTCATTGCGGCGCAGTATATTTCTTTCCTCATTACGGGGATTGAACAAACAACGCTGATTACGTACTACTTTTCCGCCGTTGTGATCGAGTGCGGCGCGCTTATGCTGAAACGTGTATCGGAAATCATTGTCGCAAGAGTGAAGAAAAAAGAAGAAATCGAACCGGAAACGGAAACAGACGAAAGCGAGGTTTTATAAATGATTGATCTTACACCCATTATGGAAGCAATTATCGCGCTTGTCGCGGCAGTTATTACCGCGTTCGTGATCCCGTGGCTGAAAGGGAAAATCGACGCGGACAAGCTGGAGAAGATCGAATTGTGGGTAACGGTTGCCGTAGAAGCCGCCGAACAGCTTTACGTGGGAAGCGGGCGCGGCGCAGAAAAGAAAGCCTATGTCGTGCAGTTCTTGCAGGAAAAGGGCTTTACCATTGATCCCGACAGTTTGGATAAACTGATCGAAACCGCCGTTTTCAATCTTCCGGAGTATATCGGGCTGATCGAAGCGGAAGGCGAAGAAAACGACTAACACCGACAACGCCGCACGCGTTTCCTCCTTCCGCGAAGCGGCTTTCGGCGGCGGGCTATCCCGTCGATAAAAAATTCCCCGCGAGGGCTACACGCCTTCGCGGGGCTTTTTTTGTTGGCATTATTGTTCCGGATCGGCGGGCGTTTCCGTTTCCGCCGTAGCGATTTTCCCTTTGATGAAACGATACAGTTTCTTACACCCTATCGCGATCCCCTTAAACAGGTAATAATAAAT